GTCGAGCCGACAACCGGCGCGGTCATCAAGCAAATTATCTATTAGGAGCCGTCATGGCTGACAAACAGGCTGCCGCGAAGGCAGATTTCGCGCTCGTCGTGATCCATCCGTTCGGCGACTACGAGCGAGGCGCGCGCATCGAGGATGCAGACGAAGTTGCGAAGGTTCTGGCGTCGGAAAACGCCTCGCACGTGAACCGCGTCGCCGCGCAGTAATCCACCATCAACGCTGAAAGAGCCGCCTCCGGGCGGCTTTTTCTTTTGGAGCATCGCATATGCCGATTTATCAGTCGGGCAGCTTAAACGTCAGCGCATTGAACGCGCCGGGCGTCTACCTGCAAATCCAACCGCCTCCGCCGATCATCAACGGCGTGGCGACCAACCTGCTCGGCCTTGTCGGCGTCGGCTCGTGGGGTCCGGTCAACAGCGCAACGCTGATTGGCTCGGGCAACGATCAGGCCAACTGGCTCGGCTCGCCGCAGGTTCGAAAGTACGACCTCTCGACCGCTGTGCAAGTGGCGCTCGCTGCTGGCTCGAACGCGATCATGTATGTGCGCGTCACTGACGGCACCGACGTCGCCGCATCGTGCCTCGTCAAAGACAACGCGGGCACGGTGACGGGCCTCACGCTGGCCGCGCTCTACACCGGCACGATCGGCAACACGCTCACAGCAGCGATCACGACCGGCACCGCGCCGTCGAGCTTCAAGCTCACGCTTACGCGTCCCGGCTTCACGCCCGAGGTCTACGACAACGTGACTGGCACTGGCACGGCGCTGTGGACTGCGTTCGCAAGCGCGGTGAACAACGGCCTGTCTGGCGTGCGCGGCCCGTCGCAATTGTTTGTGGCTACGGTTGGCTCGTCCACCGCGGCGCCGAGCACGTCGGCGACGTTCACGGCCACTGGCGGCACTGACGGCACCGCAAGCATCACTGATGCCATGCTGCTCGGCACTGACGGCACCAGCACGACGCGCAAGGGCATGTATGCGCTGCGCAGCTCGGGCGTGCAGGTCGCAACGCTCGTCGATCACACGGATTCGACGTCGTGGAGTTCGATCGCAGCGTTCGCACTGAACGAAGGCATCTACTTCGGCGTGCAAGGCCCGGCGGGCGCATCGTATTCGACGGTATCCACAAGCCTGAACACGGCCGGCGCGGACACATACGCGCTGAAGGTGTTCGTCGGCGACTGGATCTACTGGCAGGATGGCACGAACAACGTGCAGCGACTGCTCGGCCCGACGACCTTCTGGGCGCCGAATCAGGCCGCAATGGCCCCGCACCTGTCGAGCCTGAACGACGCAATCTTCGGCATCGCGAGCACGCAGCGGGTTTCGCAGAAGAACGCCTACAGCATGGCGGAAATCGGCCAGGTGGCGACCTCGCGCCTTGACGTCATCGCCAACCCGTCGCCGGGCGGCAATTACTACGCCTGCCAAACGGGCCGCAACGCATCGAGCAATCCGGCGATCTGTGGCGACAACTACACGCGCATGACGAACTACCTTGCGCTCACGTTGGCTGCTGCATTCGGCTACGTCATCGGCAAGCCGCAGACGACTGACCTGCGCAATCAGGCGAAGTCGGCGATCCAGTCGTTCCTCGGCAACCTGTGGAGCATCGGCTACATCGGCGACGTGAACAACCCGGGTGCGGTTCCGTACACGGTTGTGATCGACAAGTCGAACAACACAGATCAGGCAGTCGCGACTGGCTACATGACGGCGAACGTGACGGTCAAGTACCTCTCGATCGTCTTCTACTTCGTCATCAACCTGCAAGGCGGCCAGACGGTCACGATCCAGTCTTCGAGCAGCGCGGTCGCGTAAGCGGCGGGCTCCGTTCTCTAGCACACAGAGCGCCTTCGGGCGCTTTCTCTTTCTCATAGGTGCGACATGCCTGTAAATGGCTTTAACGTCGGCCGCGACTATGCGGTCAACGTGCAGACGCCGAGCGGCCCGCTGCAATTCAACCTCGTGACGAAGTTCACGAAGAAGCAAGACCTGATCGACAAGAAGATCAAGGGTCTGGACGGGCGCACGCGCCACGTCGTGTTCCCTGACGGCTGGAATGGCACGTTCGAGATCGAGCGGCAAGACAGCGCGGTCGACGACTACTTCGCAGCGCAGGAAGCCGCGTATTACGCCGGTCAGAACACGCTGCCGTCGACGATCACCGAAACGATCACGGAAGTGAACGGCTCGATCACGCAATACCAGTACACGAACGTCATGCTGAAGTTTCCGAATCCGGGCGACGCAGCGGGCGACGAGACGGTGAAGATGACCGTCGACTGGCTGGCTGAGCGCCGAATCAAGCTGGCGTAAGCAGCGCGGCCGGCGAGAAACCGGCCGCATCCCGAATAACCTCACCTAAAAAGTCATGGCGAAATTAACTGTCAAGCAGCAGGACGCAGGCGATACGCCGAGCGCCGCGATCGTCAAGCAGGCCGCTCAGCGCGTTGTCGTGGAATCGGAGAACGGGCACACCATCGCCTTGCAGAAGCCCGGCGTTCTGGCGCAATTCCGCCTGGTGAAGATCCTCGGCAAGTCCGCAGAGAACACCGTGTACGTGCAGATGGTTCTGCCGCTGACCTATGTCGTCGAGATCGACGGCGTGCCGGTCAATCAGCCGAACAGCGAGCGCGAGATCGAGGCGCTGATTACCCGCCTGGACGAAGAAGGCGTAGCGGCTGTGATGCAGGGCGTTAGCGAGAATTTCGGCGCCCAAAGCGCTGACGACGTGCGAGACGAAATAAAAAACTAGTCCGGTCGGTTCCGATCAGCGAAGCACTCTGGCTCGTGAAAAACGGCGTTCCGTTCGACGTCGCGTTCGCTCTTGACGATGCAACGCGCGCTGCGTTCTCCATCAAGTTCTCGGAATTCGAAGGGCACAAGTTCAACTTCGAGAACATGGCATTTGAGGAACCGCCGAAACCATCATGAGCGAATTCACCAGTCTAGGACAGTTCGCGCGGCACCTTGCCACGCTCGAAGTCGCTGTAGCGCTTGAATTGCGCCGCGGGCTCGATGAAGTGGCAACGGCTGTGCGCGACAAGGCAAAAGACGAAATCGGCTCGTATCAGGCTGCAATCGGTCCTTTCCCGGCATGGGCGCCGCTCGCTGAATCGACGGTCGAAGATCGCGTAGCAAAAGGGTATTCGCCCGACGAGCCGCTGTTGCGGTCGGGGGAAATGCGCGATTCGATCGGGAAGGATGTTTCTGGAACAGAGGCGACCATCGGCTCAACGAGCGATAAGGCCGTCTATCAGGAACTCGGGACCGACAAGATCCCGCCGCGCCCATTCCTCGGGCCGGCTGTGCTGCATAACGAAGCGCTGATAAAACGCATCCTCGGCAAAGCGTTCGTTGCCGGGTTGTTGGGGCGCGGAAACCTGCCGCGTTCGCTCGGATATGACACGAAGATCGACTAGCCGGTAATGAGCGACCAGGCAATCAGGCCGAGCAGGGAAAGCACGATTACGCCGATTGCGAGGCCGCCAAGGCTTATCAGGATGGTGTCGACGCGGCTCCAGATCGGCATCGCATGAGCGAATCGAATCGGCGCCCGCAACTTGCCGGCGTCGGTAGTCGCCCGAATCGACGGGTACTGGACGGATTCAAAGCGATCCGCCGCCCATTCATGCAGGCGATATTTAAGAGAGCGTTTCATGCTTGAGTCCTATAAGAACGTTAGCGGAATCTACGCGATCGTCAATCTGAAGGACGGAAAACGGTATGTTGGATCAGCCGTTTGCCTTCGTCGGCGCGCTAGACAGCATATAGCACACCTTGAGCGTGGCAGCCACTTCAACCGGCATCTTCAGAGCGCTTGGAAGCGTGACGGCGCTGCGTCGTTTCAATTCGAAGTTTTGGAGATCGTCTCAGATGCTTTGTTACTGCTATCCGCTGAGCAGCGACACATGGACGAAGCAAAGGGCAACCGATACAACCTTCGTCCGATGGCTCATTCGAATCAAGGCATTAAGTGGCCGGAAGAATTCAAGAAAAAAGTAAGCGCCGGACTGACCGGGAAGAAGCAGTCGGAAGAAACCCGGAAGCGCCGAAGCGACGCGATGAAGGGGCGGTGCCGATGCCCTATAGCGGCTGCAAAAACCGGAGCAAAGCTTCGCGGCCGGTCGCGGCCCGACGTTAAGGGATATTCGTCGGAAGCGAATCGCAAGTTCACTGACACGCAGGTTTGCGAGATTAGGAAGTTGCGTGAGTCAGGATTGACATATCGCGCGCTCGCTGAGCAATACAACTGCTCGCCGTCAACGATCCTCTTTGTTGTGAAAGGAAAGGGGGTTTGCTACTCGGGGTGATACCATTTTTGAAGCGTTCCGCATCGGCGTAAAAATTAGCCTGATCAACCATGCCGCATTGGGCTTGGCTGCGCTAGGCAAGGATTTCATGCGCACGGAGGGGCAGGCTGCGCTACTCCAGAAGCGTATAGATAGTATCAACAAACAGGCCATGAAGGGCGGTCTGATGCTAGGTCTCGGCGGCGCAATCGCCGGGATAATGAAAGGCCCGTATGAGCAGGCAAAGAAACTGGAAATGGAGCGCCAGAAGTTTCAGGCGCTGAACCTTTCGGCTTCGGATAATGCGCTTGCATTCTCGAAGGCACAGGAACTGGCGCACAAGAATCTCGGCTCGACGATTGGCGACAATATCGCCATGATCGCCGATTTGCACACCGCGCTTGGCGATCTTCCCAGTGCGCTGAGTTGGTCCGAAGATTTCCAGAAGTTCAGCATTGCGGCGCGCATTCAGAACGACGGAAAGCCGGTTGAGGGGCTGATGTACAACACCGCGAAGGCGCTGGAGCACCGCGGCGATCGCGTGATCATGAATGAAGCGGAGCGTAATCGCGAATTGAATATGTTGTCGAAGGTGTACTTCGGCTCGCGCGGCAAGGTCAGCCCGAACGACTACTTCCACGCTTCGCAAACCGGCAAGATGGCTTACACGCTGTTTGACCCGGAGTTCCTGTACGGCCAATTCGCGGCCTTCATACAGGCGAAGACCGGCCCGACGGCTGGTACTGCTGCGATGACCTACATCAGCAGCATCCTCGGCGGCCACATGGATAACAAGGGCAAAGGCTTCCTGACGAGCCTCGGCCTTTGGGATTTGCAGGTTAGTCCGCAGGCGAAGATGATGCAGCAGGCGGTCAACGCTGCCATCGCGAAAGATCCAGAGATGAAGGCGGCGCTGAAGAAGCAGCACATGCTGACGCCGATCATCGGCGGGTTGGCACCGCAATTCATCGAGATGGCGTCGCATCGGCCTGACGAATTTATCCAGAAGGTTGTCGCGCCTCGCATCCGCGAGCGGTTCGGCATGAACCTGTCGGATGAGCAGGTCGCGGGCATCATCATGCAGAACCTGAACCGGAATACGTCGGATTTTATCGGCTCATTCATCACAAGCCAGCATAAATTCGAGAAAGACGCGGGTATTTTCGATCGGGCAAAAGGGTTCAGCGGCGCATATCAGCAATACATCAAGTCGCCGGAAGGCGCGGAACTGGCCGCCGATGAAGCGTGGAAGAACTTCCTTGCTGTCTTCGGCTCCGTGTACCTGCCGACGATCACGAACGGCTTGCTGAAGCTGGCTGGCGCACTTGATTCGCTCGGCCAATGGGTCGAGCGCAATCCTGGGCCGGTGAAAGTGCTCACCTACGCAATGATGGGCCTGTCAGGCGCGCTGATGTTCGGCGGCACCGCGAATCTGCTTGCTGCGGCAATGCGCGGCATTGGCCTTGCCATCGGATTAAGCGGCAGTACAGGGCTATTTGGCGCGATTGCTGGCCTGGCGAATCCTATCGGCATTGCGGTACTAGCGATCGGCGCGCTGGCGGCGGCGTTTTACGCATTCAAGCCGCTCAGTCAGGCTGAGATCGATGGAGTCAAGACGGATGGCGGTGTCAAGCTTTCGGCTGGCGCGCAGGCTCGCATCGATGCTGGCGCGCTCGGCAACGGTCCGAATGTGCGCACCGGTGGGGGAGCCCCGAATGTCACGATTCACGCCGTCATGGATGGCACGCCGATTCATACGAAGGTCGTCAACACCATCGTGCGCAAGACAAGCTCGTCGCTCGGAACCGGATTCTTCGACCCGAACGCGTCGCCTATGACGCAATTCAATACCGGACACTGATATGGCTGTAGTTTTGCAGCTCGGCGACTTCACGTTTTCCGAGTACGAAATCCCCGAGCGCATCACTATGGTGACGGCAATCCGCACCGTCGTCCGCAAGA